TTATTGATGTTTTTATTTTCAAAATTAAAAGTCTATAAAATGTTATGAAATATTTTTATAAAAAGAGAAAAAGACTAAAAAAAAAAGAATCTAAGAAATCTACACATTATATCACTTTTTTTCTTTTGAATGTAATATTCTTACTTGTGCTAATGCATTCGATTTTGTACTACCATAAGAATGTACTTTACCTGTTTTAGCATTCTTTACACTATAAAGGGGTTTATTTGCTACTTTTCTTACTACAAATGGCATATAATATCATTTTATTTTATTCTAAATCATTCACTGTATATTGACGTGTTTTTATTGATAAATATGGCTTTCTATATTTATCGATTGCTTCCTTATGTTCATTTCTATATTCTTCAATTGTTTGTTTTACACATCTATTACTATTCATATTTGCTTTTAATTCTATACGACATTTCTCTTCTTCTATTAATGCTTCTATTTTTGTTTTACATGGCATTATTTTTATTGGTGTCATTGTAAATGAATCCCATCCACCATTATCACGAATCATTTTATATTTTTGAATCAAATGTTCTTTATCAGCTGGATTCTGACTTCTTGATTTATGTTGATTTTTTCGTTTATTAAAATTAGTTGTACTTCCTACATATATTAAATCTGGATTCGTATTATGGATTATTTTGTAAATAATTGTCTTAGAATAATCTGGCATATATTTACAAAACATTATTTTCTATTAATTTATCTTCTATATACAAAATATTCACATTTGAATTGCTAAACAATGTTTCATATTCACTCAAACATTCTCTTAAAAATGTTCGACCATCTAATTCACTTCTATGTTCTCTATTTAATCTCAAACAATTATTTATTTTTATAGATAACAAATAAAAATCACGATATGATGACAATGATATCTCTATTCGTTTTGTTATATTCAAATATAATGCTATTGATTGTATTATTGATACAAAAAAACTTAATAAACAATTTAATACTGATACTAAACTTTGATTCATATAAGAAGTTAATCCAACAGCGAAAATTGAATTAATACCACTTATAATGATAACAGGGATTTGAAAATATTTTTGTATCTGTATTAATTGTAAATATTCTTTTCTTGCTATTTCACATCTTACTACTGAGTTTTTTTCAATATTTTCTAATTGTGTTTCTAAATCTGTACTCCAATTATGTTCATCTGTTGTATCACTTTTTGTTTCATCCATATATTTACATACGAAACTTTAATGGAGCATGCTTACGATGTCGTCTAAGTCCTTCTCCTAAAATTGGCAATTCATCTTCTTCTAATTTTTTGAAAAGTCCTCCTTTACCATGAGCATGATGTCCATGGTGAGCATGATGTCCATGGTGAGCATGATGAGCATGATGAGCGTGATGACTTTTAGAATGAACCATGTGTTGTAAATGCCTATATTTAGCGAAATGCTTGTGAGAAATACCCATTGCTGACATAAGATGCATAACTTAATCAAACATTTTTTTTTCGAATCAATAAAGTAATTGCTACATTTGGGTCTTGCGCTGATATTGTATTTAGATTCTGATCAGTAAGTAACAATGTAAAATTACTATATGTTCCATCTGCTATAGAAATCCATTTTTCAAACGATGGAGCATATGTAATATTACTTCCAAAAGTCGTATTTATTGGAAATCCATCTAATATATCACTTGGAATTGTAACATTATTTTTCAATATACTACATCTTAATACAAGTGAATTAATTGTTGAACCTTGTGGTGTTGATGTACTATTCTTAGTATAAGTGGTTGTCTGTTGTGGGGACGGATATGTTCCTGCTGGATATCCTATAATAGTTCCAATACTTCCACTAGATGGAATCACTAATTGTGGCGTATATCCTGTTGTTGGTAATCCTCCTACAGTTGAATAAAATCCTGTCGATGCATAACTATAACCTGTTGCTAAACTTGTAGGAACTGGAAGACATACTATTTGAACAGCATAATATGCCACATTTACTGCTATCGTAAAATAATATACATTTTGAGATGAACTATTTACTAAATATAAACCTGATGCTATACATTGATTTTGAATATAGTTATTAATATCACTTATTTGATAAAAACCTGCTGGTAAAGTAATATTTAACGTTGTTGTTGTTGATCCTGTTGGAAATATTAATGAAAAGTTTTGATTATTGTAAAATTGTGATACATTAAAAAAACTATATGGAATTGCTAAAGCAGATACACACATTTCCATATCTTTTGCTACAAAATTACCTCCAAGAAAATTATATTTAAAATTAGTATTACTTGTTCCTATAACATTTGAACTATTTAAAACAAGTGTGAAAGCCATTATTTTATAATAATATTTTATTTATTTATATTATGTCTGCCTCGAATCCTCCTACATATGTTGTTTCTATCTATAATCCATCATTTTTTACTACAACAACAACTGGACTTACTCAAGGTCAAGCAAATGGTTTATATTTACAAAAAACAATAAGTGATACGGCAACTGTTTTAGAAACTTTTTCTGGTGGTATTGCTACAGATTCATTAAATACTATATCACCATCAGATACTTTACAGATTGGTAGTTCAGGTAATAGTGGAAAAATTATTATATCTACAATTAGTACATTAAATAGTGATGCAACTCCTGCTATTTCTATTGGAACTGATGTAGGAACAAGAACAATTAAAATAAATAATTCTTCAAACTCTGTTCATTTGAGTTCTATTGAGTGTAAAAGTTCATCTATTAATAATATTGCTAATGGAACTGGCGATGTAAATATTGGCGATTTACAAACATCAGGTGGTCTTAACATTGGTTGTGGTGGTTCAAGATTAAGCACAGGTGGTTCTCTTGGTGTTATAAATATTGGGACATCATCAGGAAATAATCCATATGCTATAAATATTGGAAATGTAAATACTCCTTTAACATGTAATGGTTCATTATCATCAACTGGATTAATTACGGCAAATGGTGGCTTATATGTAAGTGGAAATAATAATATAACATTAGGAACTGGAAATGTAGTACCAACTTCAACACAATTAGGATATAAAGTAGCATCAACACGTTTAGGTGTATCTACTGATGTTTTATCATCTGGTATAACAAAATCATTAGCATCACTTGCTATACCATCTGCAGGTGTTTATTATGTATTTGGTCAATTTACTCCAACTGTTTCTGGTTCTACAATAACTCTTATAGGTCAAAATATAAGTGATACATTGAATACATTTGCTAATTCATTAGTAAATAATTCATTTGGCGGATTATCATTGACTGTTGCATATACTGTTCCCGTATGTTCTCCATTATCATTTACAACTGCTACAACTATTTATTTAAATTGGAATAGTCAATATACAGGTGGTTCAATTACATCAGGTGTTACTGCTAATATTATATTTTATGCTATAAGAATGGCTTAATTAAAAATATTATTATAATATAATGTCTGCCTCGAATCCTCCTACATATGTTGTTTCTATCTATAATCCATCATTTTTTACTACAACAACAACTGGACTTACTCAAGGTCAAGCAAATGGTTTATATTTATCAAAAACTGTAGCCGATACGGCTTCAGGAATAGAAACATTTACTTCAGGAACTAAATCAAGTAATTATGATGTTGTTACGCCATCGAGTGTAATGCTTATTGGAACATCACAAACAAGTTCATTTATGGCGATTGGTTGTGCTGATAGTCGTTCTGGAAATATTACTTTAGCAAGTGGAGCAACACAATCTGCTAATGTTAATTTATGTGTTGGTGCTACAAATACAGGTGCAGTTAATATTTCTAATGGAGCAACAAATAGTGGTTCAGTTCATATTGCCGATGGTGCTAATAATAGTGGAGCAGTTAATATCGCTAATGCTACAACTAATACAGGGGCTATTCATATTGGTGATAATGGTTTAGGTGCAGCAAGCACTATTACTATTGGTTCTTCTACAATGCCTACTACGATTGGTTCTTCAACATTAACATTGCCTACTATTAGTTTATCTTATGCTACTATACCTACATTTACAACTGCACAAATTGGATATACATATCCAATATCTTGTAGTGCTTCTGGAACATTCACATCTGGAGTACAACTATTATATGGTACTCAGTTAGTTACAATACAAGGTGTTTATTTAATTAATTGTACTGGAACAGCACTTGCTAATTGTGTAATGACATCAAAACAATCAAGTATTACAGCCGATACATTAGTTCCTACAGCTTCAACTACTATAGCCCAAAATGTATGGGGTATGTCTGGAAATACCTTTTCTTCTGGCAATAGTGAATCAATGAATCTTACAGCAATTTTTTCAGTTGTTAAAAATACAACATTTAATTTCTATTTAACTTATATTTTTACTGGAACTTCAATGTCAACTACTACTTCTGGTTTTCGTATGACAGTTACTAGAATAGCATAAAATATCTTTACTAAATATATGAGTGCTTATTTCCCTCCATTATATTCATTTACTGGTCTTGATTTTAATCCTACTATTTTTGAAACAACATCGACATTTACACAAGATCAAGCAAATACATTATATTTACAAAAAACAGTTGCAGATACGGCTACTGCCGTCGAAACATTTAATGCTGGTATTATTACACAAAATGTAGATAGTGGTAGTAATTTATTCATAGGACAAAATACACCAGGCACATTATATTTAGGTGGTTCATTATTTGATACATATCTTATTGGTAGTAATGTATATAGTAATTCAATGAATTGTCCATTATTCATTACAAATGAAATACAAAGTTCCTCAAGCACTCTACAAATTGCTACTTCTGGATTTACATCAACTATTTTAATTGGAACTGCTCTTTCAACTTTAGAAAATTATGGAACAACAATATTTGATGGACTTGTTACATGTATGTCTGATATAACAATGCCTACTAAATCAGCATCTGATAATTCTACATTTGGAGCGACTACAGCTTATGTCACTAGTGCTTTTTCAAATTTTTTAACTACTGCTCATACTTGGACTGCTACACAAACATTTTCATCTATAGTATCACCTATTTTAAATTATGCTGGATTATTAACAATTGGTGCATCTTCGACTGGAATTAACATTGGAACAGGAACAACATCTACAATAAATATTACTGGAACAACAATATCATTAATAGGTCAAGCAAGAACAAATACTCTTGTTTTAACAAGTGCTACAACTCCATCAATCGATACTAGTATTGGAACTACTTTATTAATTGGTGGAACAACTGCTTCCGGTATTAATTTAGGTAAATCTACTTCTACTGTAGCAATACAAGGTAATATAACAATGCCTACTAAAATAGCCTCTGATAATTCAACATTTGGAGCAACTACAGCTTATGTAACTAGTGCTATTTCTGCTTTATCTTCTATATATCAAACCGCAGCACAAGTTACAACTGCTATTACATCTTATGGTTATCAAACTGCTGCACAGGTTACAACTGCTATTACATCTTATGGTTATCAAACTGCTGCAAATGTAACTACTGCTATTACAAATCTAAAATCAGCAAATAATACATGGTCAGGAACAAATAATTTTACAAATTTTCTATCTATAAATAGCAATTCAGTTATGTCTATAAAAGGCACTACTACAACACAAATAGTTATTTTAGGAAGTGCTCTATCATCTACTGCTGGTGTAACTGTTTCTTTTGGACAAACATTTAATGTTGCTCCATATGTATTTTTAACAAATATAAACGTAAATGCTCAAGGAGTATCTGCTAACTCGATTACAACTACAAACTTTAAATTATATTCATCAGTAGGCACACCTACCGTTCAATGGATGGCAATTGGAAATTAATATTTATAATATATAATGGCTTACAATCTCATATTAAATTCAAGCAATGCTATCACAAATAATACATATAGATATAATTTTATTAATGGCTCGATGACTATTTTAGATGAAGCCGAAATATGTATTAGTCAAATTCAAATTCCTTATTCGTGGTTTAATATTACAACTGCATATAATAATAGAACATTTCAACTTTTATTTCCTACTCCTTTAGGTACTATTACTTCAAATATTACATTAAATGAAGGATTTTTTTCAGTGACAGATATTAATGCATATATTCAACAGTTTTGTATTACAAATGGATTTTATTTAATTAATTCATCAGGACAATATGTCTATTATTTAACACTTTTATATAACATTAATACATATGGAGTTCAACTTATTACGACTTTGGTGCCTACTTCATTACCATCAGGATATACCCAGCCAAGTAATTGGATTGGTTATTATTCAACTTCTTTATGTCCTCAATTGCTTATATTAAATAATAATTTTGGTAAAGTAATAGGTTTCAATCAAGGAACATATCCATCTGTAAATACTTCAAATGCTTCGACATTAAATCAAATTATTCCAATTGGTTCTAATGTAAATAGTTTAATTATAAGATGCTCGTTAGTTGATAATCCATGTGGTGTTCCAACTGATATTTTAGATACACTTCCTATTACATCATCTTTTGGTACAAATATTAATTATCAACCTACTGCTCTTAAATGGATTAAAATGAGTCCTGGTATATATCAATATTTAATCATCTATTTTTTAGATCAGAATTATAACTCTTTAGCAATGCTAGATACAAATGTTACTATTAGTTTATTAATACGAAATAAAGGTAAAGAAGTTCCAATTTTTCAAAAATTAAATGTTAGGATTTAGTATGGATAAAATTAAGAATCATTATGTTGGATTACCAAAACAAAAAACTGATTCTACTTTCAAAAAACATCACATTTTGCCAAATAGCATGATTGTTGTTATTGGTGGGACTGGAGTTGGAAAAACTAATGCTGTTTATGATATGATTAAACGTATGGATGGTTCATTCTATGAAATTATTGTTTTTAATCCTGTATCTACTGATGAACCTATTTATAATTTATTAAAAAAAAATGTACCAGATACTGAACTTATTAGTGACATTAATGAATTACCATCTTTAAAAGATTTTGAAGAAGATAAATCGAAACATAAACTATTAATTGTTGATGATTTTATTAATATGTCTAAAAAAGATTTCAAAAAAATTAACGAATATTTCACAGGTGGACGTAAGGCTGGATTCACAGTAGTTGCCTTATGTCAAAATTATACAAGTGTTCCAAAAGTGATCACAAGAAATGCCAACTATTTTATGATTTTTAAACTAAATGATAATACTACAATACAAAACATTGCCAGAAATCATAATATTCATAATATTAAAAAAGAAATATTCAGAGAAATGTATGATGATGCTGTAAAAGAACCATTTAGTTTTTTAATGGTAGATATGAAAGGACACAAAGGTGGTCATTTACGTAAAGGATTTCTTAATTTTTATTCAATAGAACCGAAAGAATCATCTCATTTTCTTTAGTATTATTACTAAAAAGATTCACAAAAGTAGAAAATGCTTTCAATGGATTTAGTTTATTTTCCATATATTTAGCAAATGCTATACAATAAAATCCACATGAACTTGTATCCAAGTTTTGTATTTCTTTATCACTCCATGTATAATCATTCATTTTATCTTCGACTTCACTTGGTGCTTGAAATCCAAAACTATCAAAATAAAAAAATAAATCATTATCTTTATATAAACATGTCCAATGACTTGAACCATTTAAATTAATCACATAAAATCCATTTTGTAAACTTGGCAATTCTTGTTTTAAAAAACAACCATGATATCCTCTTACTTTTTTTAGATTTTTATCTATCTCATCACTTGTTGTCTCATTATCTAATCCTACATGTAATTTAACACCTTTACCGATAGTTTGATTAATCCTTTGTAAAACATCTGAACTATGTTCTGTTAATGGATTATTAGTTAATCCTTCAATAATTGTATTATTTTTATCTTTTAAGAATGGATTTATATTTGTTAATAGTGATACAGGGTCATTTCGTGATTTTACAATATATTCATTTTTCTTTTGTTTCTCAAACATTATAGCAGGATTTACTTCAATTACTTGTCCTGTTTTACCTTCAGAGTTTAGCCTTCTTCCAATAATAGAAGATTGGCTATGTGTTACATTTGTATCAACTTTTCCGTATTTTTGTATTGCTTTATCTTGTACGTTTTCTGCTTGTTTCATTCTATCTGTTGAACCATATCTTCCTGTTACATATTCTAAATTATTTTTCCAATCACTTAATGTTCCTGTTGTTCCACGATTTGCTACAACTGTTTTATTTGTTGTTGGGTCATGATATACTTTAGATTTTCTTGTTGAAAGTTCCTTATCTAAAACATAGTTATTTATTTGTGGAGTACCTTTTTTATCATATGATGATGAAACAAACTGATTTACTTCTTTTGAAGTTAAAGGCATTTATATAACGTGATATATTAATTTTGCATCTAAATATGCTTTTCTTGCATCTTCTTCTTTTTCATAAGAACCCAAATCAATTAATTTATTATTAACACGAATTCTCGACCTATATTTATTATTATCTTTTCGAAATGAAACTCCATAACAATTATTATTCCATTGATTTTGTGTATTATTTACAATTCTTAAATTAAATAAATTATTATTTTGAGTATTTCCATCAATATGGTCTATCATCTCTTTTGGATTATTAATATCTAAATTTAAATATGCATAAGCAATTAATCTATGAATTTTAATTTTTTTTTTTTATTATTATATTTAATTTCAGTTGTTTCATATTGTTTTTTATTTTTTAATGTTATTTTTGTTAATGAAATAGGAATAACATTAAATTTATTTGTATGTTTATTTAATTTATGAATAATACCATTTTCATAGATAATAAATTCAGTTTCATAAAGAATTATTTTTTTTGACATTTATATAATAATAATAATTTGTTTTCAAATCAATTTTACCTCTCATATTATACCTTATTTTTTAAATATCTCTTTTGTAAAACTGGACTATGTTTCATCATTTCTGCTAACTTTATACGTTCATCCAGTGTAGCATTTTGTAATTCTTCTGTTACTTTCATATGTCGTAACAAATTAATACCTGAACTATATCCTATTGATTTATTCATTTTTGAAATATATGAACTCAATTTATCTGTACCAAATAAATAATCACCAATATTCAAATGATGATTTGTAATATATTTACGTGTTAATTTATCTAATTTTTTACTCAAAATGTGTCGAATCTGTCCATATTTTCCATTTGTTTTATAACTATTAATTACTACTTCCATATAATTTGGATGTACCAACAAATAATTACCATTTACTAAATGTTCATTTGTGATCAGCAATCCAAAATCATCACGTAATGTTAATTCATCATAAAATCTGGCTATCAAATATTCTTTATCACCTAACAATTTTGCTTTTTTAATATATTCTTTGAATGTTGGTACTTCTTCTTCCATTTTTTCTTCATTTTTTTCAATAGATGATTCTTTAAACTTTTCAAACTCATGTAGGTAAGGTTTTTTATTAATTTTCAATGGAATATTATCAATGATAAATAGGATTACTTGATATAATGACTTCTTCGTATTTGTCGAATACAAACTACCATTACGTTTTGTTGCTGTTTCAATAGCATGTATAACTATCTTATTGTCTTTTAAAACATGTTGAAAATCATCAGTTTGTAAGATTTTGAATAAACGTTTAGTATCATCTACATATTTGAGTTTAGTTGATTCTGGAATATTTAATTCTTGTAATGATTGTAAAATGCCTTTTCCTATAATATCTGTCCATGTATAGTTTTTTTGTGGTTGAGGTTGGATTTGTGGTTGAGGTTGAATTTGTGGTTGAGGTTGAATTTCTGGTTTAGTAGGTTCAATTAATCCTTTCTTTTTAGCATATGCTTCACGTCGTTTAGCATTTATTGCCTCACGATTTGCGTCGTAATGCTTCTTTGCTCGAAATTTTCCTAAAGTTTTAATGTGGGCGATTTCGTCTTCGGGGTTCATATATATACTATCGTTAGATTTTATTTATATCAATTTTTTCCAAAATGTAATTTATTAATTTCGTCTATTATGTTAATTTCGTCAGTATTTCCATCCTGAGACATTAAGTTACTTATGTATTTATCTAATTCTAATTGTACATAAAAATCAGTACATAGAATCATTGGTATTCTTGATTTTTCAATTCGATTTTCAGACATTTCATTGTAATGAATTAATTTTTCTAAAGATTCATATTGATATCCTTTATCATGAACTATTTTGAGTGCTTTTGTTTTAGCAGATTCAATTACTTGTTCGTATGTTTTTTTCCCTAAAATTTCATTTTTATAAGATTCATATTCTTTTCGATATTTCCATTCTCTATCTTCATTATGACACATGATGAACTCATTAATTTCCATTTGATAAATATTCAAATCATCATCAAAATAACCCTTTTTAAAGTATTCTTCAGATGTTTTAGAAGTATTTTCAATAATTATACATCTTTTAAAAATTGTAAGCAATTTTGGTGTTAAAATAATAGGTTCAGATTCAATTGGCTTAAGATCAGAAATAGGTTCCTCAATTTCCTTAATTGGATGAATTGGTTCCTCAATTTCCTTAATTGGATGAATTGGTTCCTCAATTTCCTTAATTGTCTGAATTGGTTCCTCAATTTCCTTAATTGTCTGAATTGGTTTAGATGAAGACATAAACGCTATGATTTCATCACGTTGTTTTAGTTGTAGTTTCAATAATTCAATCTCATGGGTCATTTTTAGTATTTGTAGGTTCATATACTATATATAAAGATTTTTCCTTAAACCTTTTTTTTTTATTGTTTTTCTATTTTTAAAAATAAATAAAATGATATATTTTCAAAAACTATTCTATAAATATTAAAAATGTATATACTTTATCGATGTTTTTATTGATTTTTTTATTTTCAAAATAAAAGTCTATAAAATGTTATAAAATATTTTTAAAAAAACTAAAAAAG